GACACCCTATCCCATTCTCATAAATGTTTAAACAAGGTATATACCCAAACAGATGTTCTATACAACATAGAGTATGTACAACATATTGTATCTAGAATAGAGCATACTAGATATGGTATAGGTATAGATATATACTATATATAGGGGGGTTTAATGTTGGGGGCTGTGTAGTGTAGTGTGTATCCCTTAGAGATTATCTGTTAATTTTTACTATAGAGAAAGCTGGTACAAAGATGGTAGGTACTTTACCAGCAAGGGTACCAAGTTAGTAATGATTTATCATTGGTAACTTACTGGTAAAAGAAACTAAGAGAACAGCTTACCCTGTGTCACTCCCTCCCAAAAACCAGAATGAACTCAATTAAGTAACATTTAAATATGTGAAGTAATAGCCTATTACGCTAGTTACCATGGTCCTGCTAGTCCACTTATGTTTGTCTTAGTGGTCCTTAGTCCTTTTCTCAAAGCAGGAAGAACGAAGTGTTTGTATATCCACTATACCACCTTGTCATTTTAATGGTAGTATTTAATTAGGGTGAGTTACTATTGTAGGAGTTTCCTCCTTTCGCCTACGCCCTGTCAGTAATTCACCCTAGTTTTCACTTGCATAAATTACAGAAATGGTATAATAAAGACATAGGTTAGCATTATTCAATGTGCACCTTCTTTGTTTGTGTAGACAGACCCTCACTTCGGTGGGGGTTTGCTATAGTAGCAGTATGGATTTCATTTATGTTAAAGACTGCGATGTATGCTTACACCCTTACTGGGAGGACGAGTTAGTACTGCAATAGAGGACATATATAAAAAAATTTTTTTACCTCCCATAAAAAACACACTGTAGTAGATTAAATATACCTGGAAGTACCAGGGGCAGCGTATGAGGATACGCTTCTATTTATAATAAGAAAGAGAAACTTTTCATCTAGAAAACAGTATGTGGTGTACAGTGTGATGGAGAAATGTTTTTGTGGATTGTTATATTTTTCATAACAGTTTGGACAACTGTACGATGACAAGACCTCACTTCGGTGGGGTTTTGTGTTATGATAAAAGAAATAACATAGGAGCAAATGTGCCAAAAGGTATTGGTTACCCAAAAGGTATGAAGAAAAAGAAATCTTCATCTAAGAAAAAAAAGAAATAAGTTATGGCAGAGTATCAAGGTAAGTCAGTTAAATTAAATAGCCCATTAGCCCATCGGCTATTAGTAAGGGTGAACCTGGGTATGGTCGTAAGAAATCTAAAGTCTATGTAATGGATGGTGGCAAAGTTAAAAAGGTTATGTTCGGAGACCCTAACATGAAAATACGAAAAAATAACCCAGAAGCTAGAGCATCATTTAGAGCAAGACATAAATGCAGTACTGCTAAAGACAAGACCTCACCAAGATACTGGTCTTGCAAAGCATGGTAAGGAAAAGATATGGTAGCTAAAAAAGGTTTATATTACAATATGAACAAAAGAAAAAAAGCTGGAACCAGTAGGTCCAAAAAAAATTCTACAATTAGCCCTAAAGCGTATGCAAATATGAAAAAGGGTTTTCCTAAAAAGAAAAAATAATTTTGATACCTTGCCAAACATGTGGCGAAACATTATCAGTAATTGATGGTAAAGTAAGGTGTATGAATAAACAGTGTGCCAAATATGGCAAATAGACCTTTATGTTACGCTGCAGGATGTCACAGACCTTTACCTAAAGGTAAGCGTAAATTCTGTTCAGAACGATGTGGTAACAGAGTTAACATGCAAAAGAAACGAGCTCGTAAAGCTGGTAAAGAATGGTCACAAGAAGATGACAGTTTAAACATACCATCACAAAAACCTAGTGTTGCTACTAGACGAGGACAAGTATACGAAGATATAAAGTCGTCTGGATTAGCACAAGAAATATTTGAAAAAACTATAACGCTTACTGATGTAGCAAGAATATTAGAGACTACACCTGCTGCAGTACAGATGGCGTATCAAGCATATTTAGAAGATTTACAAACAGAACAAGCTAAAGAAACATGGGCTTTACCAGTAGTAGCAGAAAAAACATTAGAAGATTTTGACGAGTTTAGAGATAGGTATTTTAGAACTGAACAAGGCGTACCATACATGACACCACAGTTTCATAAACAATGGATTGAAAGCATTATGAAAGCTATTGAGACTGGTGGACAGCACATGATATTGTCACCACCACGACATGGTAAGACAGAGTTACTTATACATTTTGTTATTTGGCTTATCGCTAAAAACCCTAACATCAGAATTATGTGGGTTGGTGGTAACGAAGATATTGCTAAAAACTCTGTAGGTGCAGTTATGGACCAGTTAGAGAATAATGAATTACTTATAGAAGAATTGTGTGGACCAGGACCAACATTTAAACCTAAAACAAAATCTAGTAAGTCATGGTCACAGAATGGTTTTACAGTAGGCACCAGAACAGTCACAGGTATCAAGTCACCAACAATGGTAGGACTTGGACGAGGTGGTAAGATTTTGTCACGAGACTGTGACATTATTATTGCTGATGACATTGAGGACCACAGCTCTACTATGCAACCAGCATCAAGAGAGAACACTAGAAACTGGTGGACTACAACACTATCTAGTCGTAAAGAGGAACACACAGCTATGATAGTTATCGGTTCTAGACAGCACTATGACGATTTATATTCACATCTTGTAGATAACGAAAGCTGGACAACTACAGTAGAACAAGCACATGATGTAACTTGTACTTTGCCAGATTGGGAAAACGAAGTACATCAACAGTGTATGTTGTGGGCAGAGAAAAGAACTTACAAGTGGTTAATGGGTAGAAAATCTGCAGCAGAAACTACAGGTGGTAGAGCTATTTATGAGATGGTATATCTTAATGTAGCTATGCCAGATGGTCTAAGTTTATTTTCTTCCGAGGAGATAGAACAGTGTAGAGACCAAGATAGAGAAATTGGGCAGGTACCTGCAAATGTAAGATTAATAGCAGGACTTGACCCAGCATCAACTGGATACCAGGCAGCTTTTCTTTGGGGATACAACCAAGACAATGACACAATGTACATGGTGGATATGGAAAACAGTTTAGGTGGAGGTATACCACAAGCATTAGAAATTATTAAGAAGTGGTATCAACAATACAACTTAGCTCATTGGGTTATCGAGGAGAATGGTTTTCAACGAGCAATACGACAGGATAAATCAATTAGAGAATTTTCAGCTAAGCATGGTATCTTTTTAGAAGGTACACAGACTTATGGTAACAAGCACGACCCTGTTTATGGTGTGACTGCTATGCGACCATTGTTTGCAAATAAGCTAATTAATTTACCTTATCGTAGCTTTGAAGCACAAGAAAAGGTAAACTTATACAGAAGTCAGTTAGTGTATTTTAGTTCTGCACAAAACAAGAGTAGAACAGTGGGTACAAAGTCTGACATAGTTATGGCGAGTTGGTTTCCAATGAAAACAATAAGGCGTTTACAAAAGGAAAGACTTGCTACAATGGGTATGGATTACTCACCTAGTTTTACAGGATATGAAGGACTAGGATTAGATTTAGATAGTTGGAGATAAATGGTAAAGACACCAGATGAGTTATACAGCAGGGTATATGAACTAAGACAAATGAACTCTGTTATGTCATCAGACAAACATAATGTAAGAGCAATTCTTAATGGTGGTGCAGATGGATTAAAAGCACTTCTCGGTAAAGACATGCGAGACATGGACTATAAACAATTACCAGCACCTAACTTATTAATGTCAGCATTAGAAAGATTTGCACAAAAAATTGGTAGAGCTCCAGACTTAAAAGTAGATATCTTTAATGATAAAGATAGTGAGAGAGCTACAAAAAGAGCAGAGAAATTAGAGAGAATAGTTACTGCTTATGATGATATACAAAAATTAGATTTACAATTACCACAAGTTGGTAGATGGCTACCAGGTTATGGTTTCGTAGTATGGGTACTAAAAGAAAAAGTGGATGCGAATGGTGTACCATATCCTTACGCAGAGATTAAAGACCCTTATCTTTGTTACCCAGGACACTTTGGTGCAGACCAACAACCTAATGAATTAGCAATACTACAGAGAATACCTCATGCCGAGTTAGCTAAAACATATCCAAAATTTAAAAGCGTTATTATGGATGAAGTTAGTTCTGAATATAACACTATGGCGTATATGTCTAGTTATGACAAGACATGGGCTAACCAAGATGGCACAGGTAAAGTTGTTGCAGAGTACTATGATGAGGAAGGTACTTATATATTTCTTCCAGAAAATAGGATTATATTAGATTTTATACCTAACCCTCTAAAGTCTGGACCAAGATTTGTAATAGCAAAAAGATTTAGTTTTGACCAACTACAAGGTCAGTTTCATCATGTTATAGGATTAATGGCTAATATGGCAAAGATAAATATTCTATCTGTCATTGCAATGGAAGATGCTGTGTTTACAGAAACCAACATCATTGGCGAGATAGAGAGTGGACAATATAGAAAGGGTAGGTTCGCTGTAAACTATTTGACACCAGGTAGTCAAGTATCTAAACCAGTAAACAACTTACCTTATCAGTTGTTCCAACAGATAGATAGATTAGAAAGACATCTTCGCCTAGGTTCAGCATATCCTGTAGCAGATGATGGACAATCGCCTAACGCTTTTGTCACTGGTAGAGGACTAGAAGAACTAGGTCAGTCATCATCATTACATGTTCGTGAATATCAAACAGTAATGCAAGACGCTTTACAGCAGATAGATGCTAAGAGACTTGAGTGGGATGAAGTAATGTATGGCAAGATGCGTAAACCAATAGCTGGTTATCGTAAAGGCACAGCATTTAAAGAAACTTATGTACCAGAAACTGATATTGCAAAATTATATAAAACTCGTAGAGTGTATGGCGTTATGGCAGGGTTCGATGAACCACAAAAAATTATTACAGGTTTACAACTTAAACAACAAGGTGTCATAGATATGCAGACCTTACAAGAAAACTTAGATGGATTAGATAACATTTCACAAATACAAAACAGAGTTAATGCAGAAAAAGCAGAGACTGTATTGTTTGAAGCTCTTATGGCACAAGCAGCACAAGGAAATATAAAAGCTAGTTTAGCTGCTAAAGAGATTAGAAAAAATCCACAGAATATGACAGAAATATTAGATGAGTTTTACACACAAGAAGAAGTAGAAGTGCAAGAGCAACAAGCAGCTGCTGCACAACCCGAACCAGATATAGCATCAGTACTAGCACAGCTAGGTGGTGGAGGTGGATTGCCACCAGAACAAGTTGCAACTGGACCTGCTATACCTCCAGGAGCTGGTCTTGTCTGATATAAACGAAAAATTTATTGATATCATTAATCAAGAAAATTGGTCTATGGAACCATTTGAAGAAGTAGAAACAATGATACACATGCACCCTGTTGTTAGACCAGAAGATGCATTAGGAGATGTTCCTTTAGGAAGTTTTATTATTCCAACACCTATACCTAATGTATTTTTAAGCGTATCATTAGGATTTGAAATAGAAAATGGAGATGAATATGGTTCGTAAAACTAAGTCGTTTAAACAAGCAACTGATATGACAGTTGATGGAGCGTATGCTGATTTAGTAGTACCACCAAGAATGGAAGGCGACCCAACAGGACAATCAGCAGCTATTGAAGGACAGATAGATGCAATACAAAATGAAGTAGCACAAACAGGTGGTATGCCTAGTGCTGCTATTGCACAACAACCAGTAGGAAATATATTTGATACTCCAACTCAATTTCCAGATGAACCTGGTTTTGTACCAGAAAAACAAATAGCTACACCTAAGCCAATAGGTGAAGCACAAATTACAAAACAGGTATTATTAGATAGGTTTCCAGAACTTAAATACAGGTTTAACTAATGTCGTTTTACCTTAAATGGGGTCAAGAGTGGCTTAAGTCACAAGAACAAAATTACATTGACCAGCAATCAGTAGAACAAGCTAAAAGTTCTATGTCTGATATAGAGATAGAAGCGTTAGGTAAAAAAACTTTAGACTTCCAATCAATGAACCCTAATGAAGATAGTGACTTGCCTTATGCAGCAGCATCTATGGGATTGTCTGGAATAGATTATTACAACTTATGGAAAGATACAGAGACAGTTGTACCAGACCCTAAAGAAGAATTTGTTAAAAAAAGAAGTACATCATTCTGGCAACAGATAAAAGATGGTGTACAGAAGACTAAAGATGTACAACAAGAAACTAGACAAGAGCTATGGGGTAATGCACAGTTAAGAAAAAGTACTGTACTCAATGGTTTAATTGTAGGATTAAATGCTAAGTTTCAAGACTTTCAAGTAAGTGGTGCAAACTCTTTTGGTGTTGCATCTAAAGCAGAATTAAATAAATTAGCTAATGAACAGGGTAAAGAACTTGATAGAGATTACTCAAGATTTGTTGGAGACCCAGAAACAGAAGATAATGAGATACCTATAACTTGGAAGATACAATCTTTTGTGAAAGGTTTACAAGCTGGTGCAATAAGAAATACTTTAAAACGAGGTGCAAGAACCATTGGTGTTGAGTTATCAGAAGAACAATTAAATCTTGTGCCATTAGCAGCTACAGATAGTTTAAGTTTTTTAAATACACAAAAAGATTTTAAGTTTAGTGAAACAGATATAGAAGTTATTAACAAGCATTTTCCTAGTGTCTTTAGAAACAATCTAAAGATTGCACAAGGTGGAGAAGTAAGAGAACCTACATTACAAGAACAACTAGAAGCATATTTAGATACAGCTAACCAGTTACTTGGTTCTGGTACTACAGATGGTATAGAACAATACTTTGGTTCTAATGAATACTTTCAAGAAGCTCAAATATCAAGAGAGGGTTTTAAAAGATATAGCATACCAGCAACTCCAGGAGACCAAGTTAGATACACACTAACAGGTTCATTGGGTGGAGAATACTCACCATTAAACAATGTTATAGCAGATGTCAAGTTAGAGACAGAAGGCAACATTGCAAAATTAGTAGATACTTATAACAAAACAAATATGTCAGATGCAGAATTTGAAACAAACTTCAATGCTTTGTTGTCTGCAGAACAAGACAAAATATCTGATATGAACTTTGAACCTAAACATGGGTTTAACGCATGGATAGGATTTTTGAGTAACTTAGGTGGTATGGCTTTTACTGACCCAACAATGATATTACCAGGAGTTGGTATTAGTGGTAAAGCTGCAACATCTAAAACACTTACTAGTGTAGGTAGAGAACTAGATGATTACTTACAAGCTGGTGGTAAAGCAGCAGATTTTTGGATTGACAAAGACCCAGTAATACAGGGTATGGCAGATACCATAACTAAAGCTGTTAACGATGGTGCTCCAATTATGACTTACTTAGTAAGAAATGGTTTTAGTGCAAGTATGGCTAAAGAAGTTGTTGATAGCCCAGATAAAATGTTTGATGTTATAAAAGATAGTTTGACTGGTGGTTTGTTATCGGATGTTCGTTTTAAAGGTAATAACTTAACAAAAGCTAATGACTTTCATATACAAGCTAAAGTATTAAATGATAACTTCTTAGATAACTTATACGCAGCTATGACTGATGACCAGTACACAGCTACTTATATGCGTGGTGGTGGTAGAAAATCTAAGAACACAGTTCGTACATTACAATCTAGTTTTAAAGATATCTTTGGTGGTACAGATGTAAGACTACCATCTAGACCATGGGCATATTTAACAGAAGTAGATAGAGCTGTAGATACATTTGTTAAAACAGGTTACATGTTTTCTATACCAGAAAATAAAATAGATGACTTACTTATAAAGTTTCACGACAATATACAAGCTAAAGATTACAGAGGAGCACAAGCTGTATTTTATGATGAGCTTATAAAAACAGAAGGAGCTTTACAACTTAGATATACATTCGGTTTATCAGATAATGAGATTACAGAATTTATGGCTGAACATTTAGATGATGTTAGAGGATTTGGTGAAAAGGGTAGGACATATAGACCTGCACTTAGCAACAAGTTCTATGATAGAGCAGCTATGCAAGAGGGATTGGACCCTATAGCTAGAGCACAATTTGCTAATACATTGCTATCTGAAACAGATAAACAATGGGCAACACAACATGCACTAGGTATGGTAGGTCAAGCTATGGACTTAACTATCAATGTTCCAGATTTAAAACCAATACTTAGGTATACAGGTATGCGTAGAAGATTGCGTAATAAAACATTTAAAAAGAATGGTTATGAAGAAAGTATAGACGCAGTAAGACAGTCAGTTGATGAAGGTAAACTAGGAACCTTTTACGACCCTAGTACGCCAATAGGTGCTGAACTCAAAGGTGTTATTGCAGATGGACTAGAAGACCCAGGTTTAATGTTTAAGTATGGTGCAGAGATTATTCCATTTAAAGCAACAGATGTAGCGTTTACTTTTATTAGTAGAGTATGGATGCCTATGCAGTTAGTAACCAGGGTAGCTTTTCCACTTAAGATAACTACTGATGGTAACTTAAGAATGTCTGCTAGAGGTATGGCTTCTATATTTAGAGACCCATGGGAGTACATGAAGTTAATATGGAACGACCCTAATGCTGCAATGGTTAAACTTATACAAGCACAGAACCCAGACTTTAAACCATACACAGCTCTTACTGGACCATTTAGAACTACAGCTAAAGTATTAGATGAAAAGTATCCAGAGTTTATTAGAAAAGGTTTAGGTGCTTTAAAAGAAAACAATGCAAAGTTTGGCTTACCAGAAGTACAAGACTTGTATGAGAGAGACCCAAGATTTACAACTGTCTTTAGAAAGAACAGAGGTGACTGGGAGGATATTAGAAAGTATGCAACAGCAGAAGAAGTTGCAGATGGTGCAGCTACAAAGATAGGTTTAGAAGATGATTACCTAGAAGCATATACAGATTACTTAATAACACAGATGGCACATGACCCATTTATGCCAGTCGTTGCACAAAGTATGAAAAAGAATTTAACTGATGAAGAAGTTGTTGATTTAATACAGAGAACACCTTACCTTATGGATGAGATAGAAGACATGAATAGAAAGATACTTTCTATTAGAGCAGTAGATGCTTCTTCACAAGTTATACCAGTCATAAGAACACAGGAAGACTTCTTAGATTTTGTTAAACACCACAAGATGACTATATCTAACTTCACTGCTAATCAAACAGATTTAATAGATGTTATAGCACAAGGTAAAATAGGTAGAACAAATATCAGAAGTATCGATGTTGCTAAACAAGTTAACAGAAAAAAGATTAAAGAAGATATAAAACCATTGTTAATGGAAGTATTAGAAGATTTACCATTTACAGTACCTGGTGTTAAGAGTGAAGTTAAAGGATTTGCTAAGAAGTATGGTGCGTTTATGGATGCGTTGTTCTTTGCAGTAGGTCAATCAGAAGCTACACTATCACGAATACCAACATTTAAACAAGCGTATTACCACTTCTTAGAAAGTAACTTAACATTCGGTACAAGAAAATCTTTACAAGATGTATTAGATGCACACTATGACCCAGAGAATGTTATTAACTTACCAGCAGATTTAATAGCAGCAGTAAAAAGAAACTTAACTGATGCAGAAGTTCCTTTTGACCAGATAGAAAAAGTAATGAAGAAAGTAGTTAGACAGAGATTACAAGTAACAGATGATGCTGTAACTTTCGTAGCTTATAATGCTGACAATAAATATTCACCACGAGTATTACAATCTGTTTCAAAGAACCAATTAGAACTAGATTTAAACCTAGCTAATGCAGAGAGTAAAGCATACTCTATAGAAACTGCAGGTAGAATTAGACTTGGTGATGAGAACACAAAGATAGGTTCATACTATTCATCTCTACCAAGAAGAAATGTATTAGTTGATGGTGTATTAGATACATCACAAGATATGGCATTTAGTCGTGCTATTAGAGAGTTTCATAAAGATACAGGTAAGAATACATTTAACATTACTACTGATTTTAAAAACTTAATTAAAGAAAACCCTACACCAACTATCAAAGAACTAAGAAAAGTATTACAGATGGGTAATGCTAAGTATGATGATGTTGCTGAATTGATGCAACAAACAGGATTAATTGCAATGGTAGATAGTAAAGCAGGAAAACTTGTTATGAACAATGCAAGAAAGAGTGGAATAATATCACAGTTTACAGAGATGGAATACCACACAATGTTAGACCTAGATGATATTAGAGGTGATGCTACTAGAAACATGACCTTTAATGATTTGAATAAGACAGCATCTGCTTATGCTTTTGAATTACACAATAGATTACTTTATAACCTACTAGAAAGAGGTTACTTAGCAGAGGCATACAAAGTTGGCTTACCATTCTTTGAAGCATATAGAGAAGTATTAGGTAGATGGACACAGTTAGCTGCAGCTAATCCAAGAGCAGCAGCACAAGTAGGATTTGCTTATAGAAAAGGTATAGAAAATAACTATGTATATTCTGATAAGTTTGGTGAGAAGTACTTGATTATCCCTGTAGGAGGAACAGCATTAGAGAGTTATGTTAAGAATGAGGGTGAAGGACTGTGGACAGATGACATCAGTATTGAAGAAAGTAACATTATTCTTAAAAGAAGTTTACCTATATCAGCATTAGGTGTAGCAGGTGGAGGATTGTTACCACCATTAGGACCAGTTGTAGCTATACCAACAGGATTTGTTACAAGAGATAACCCAGAGATAAGAAGATTACTAGAAAGAACTATCTTCCAATTTGGTTTACCTTTTGAAAGCATGGGTAGTGGTGACTTAAAAGACATCATGGGAGAAATATTATTAGAAGAAAACCTACCAGCTACAGGTAAGAACGCATTGAATGCAGTTGCAAGTAAGTTAGGTTTTGCTGGATTAGATGAAGATTTATATATGGGTGCTACAACACAAGCTGTACAGATAGCAGCATTTTTATATCCTAATAAATCAGATGACCCACAGTTTATATTTGATACATCAGCAACTATACGAGATAACATATACCAGTTAAAAGCCTGGGATAGAAACATTAACCCATTAGTACCAAAGCTCAATGTGTTATATCGTGTAGATACAGAAGACAGTACATTTAATGAATGGTATGGAACAACACAAGAAGCATCTGGTGTTGTATGGAATAGTTTCGTTGAGTTGTCAGTTATCCATGGTTTCTATCAAGACTTGCGAGAAGAATACTCACTTACTATGGGAGCTAAACAAGCAGATTTTGAAGCAACATTAGATGTTGTTAGGTTAATGGGTCTAGATATCTACGATATGGAGACATCATTTACTACTGCACAACTACAGCTTAAAGGTAAGAACATATCAGAGAGTGGACCTATGGCTAGAACTAAACCAGAGTATGATTTCTTAATGGACAACCCAGAACTCTATGGAGATTATGGTTCATCTATTCTTTACTTCTTTGACAAACTAGGAACTGGTGAAGTAGATTACACATCTTATGGTATACAAAAAGGTTTAGGTAATATTACTCCACTGAACAAAGAGGAGTTTTACTGGAGAGCATCTACTTATGCAGCATCACTTGTTGAAAGGTCAATGCTTGAAAGATACCAAGCTAAATGGGATAAAGAAAGATATACAACAGATGAGCAAAAGATAGAGAAAGCAGAACTAGAGCTTACTCTTAGAAAGATGTTCCCACTTGCATATCAAGTAGACCCTGCATTAGTAGCAACTTTACTACCAGGAAAAGAAATACCAGATACTTATGATTGGGATTTAGTAATACCAATATTAGAACAAGCTATAGTAGACCCAAGAGTGCAACAACTCGGTGGTTTATACACACCTGTTAGTGATTATTTAAACTACAGAAGTGAAGTATTAAAAGGAATACAAATAGGAAAAAACATACCACTGAAAGAAAATGCAGTAGTATGGTTAAGGACACAGACTTCCGAAGAAGCTCAACTTATTAGAGATAATCTATATAAGTATGGGTCAAACTTAGCACAAGAAACTCCAGAGTTTCTACCAGTCTTCCAAGATGTGTTTTATAATGAAGTAACAAGATTTGGATTAGGAGACTTATCAGATGAGTGAAGATACTAAAGGGTATACAATACCTAGGGGTATAGGTGGTATAGAAGATGCACCTAGATTACCTACAGAACCTGGTGTAACTGGAGGAGAACCAACAGCACAGTGGGTTATTGACTTATTGTCTAATGGTGTTGATACAAACAAACCTCTTGGTGATGGTTTCCAAAGTAAATACACAGAAGAAATTACAAGATTTGATAGCACAACAGGCGAGTATGTAACTAAAGAAACCACTGTAGATGCTGCAGAATATTTAAAAGCTAAAGGATATAACTTTATTTATTATCCTTATATGGCTGGTGAAGTAGCTAGAGATATACCAGTAGGTCTTAGGATTATTTTAAAGAACCAGTTAGCTGGAGTAGGTTTAATTGATTTAACTAAAACACAAGGCTCAATGGTAGATGAGGAATTTACTAAAGGTATAAGAAGACTTATGGAATTTTCTATGAACAATGGTGGTAAGTTAGACTGGGTTCAAAGTCTAGGAGTGCTTAGAACAGATGTATCTGTAAGAAAGTCTGCTAAAACTAAAGCACCTATTATTGAAAACGAACAGTTAGATGATATCGTAGATGACTTGTTATCAAAGTCTAAAGCTAGAAAAGGTGCTCCACTTAGTCAACAAGAAAAAGATTATATAAGCAGTAAGATAAACCAACGAGTAGGTTTGTTTAATCAAGAGATACAAGGATTGTCTGCTGGTACAGAAGGTATGTTAGCTTTTGACCCAAGTACACCAATAGGTGGTACTTTAATACCAGGCACACCTGCACAAGAAGCAGACACAGAACAGTTTGCAGAAGACTTAGCTGGTATTGAAGAAGAAGTATTTGCACCAAGAGAAGAAGCTGCAAGAGTTGCAGAAGAAACAGAAGCTACAAGAGCTAGAGGTGCAGCAACAATAGCTGGATTAACTAATCTATCTAGAAGGGGTGTACAAAGATAATGGAAGAAGCAGTGCAACAGTTTACAGTTGAAGAAGTAAAACAAATGTTGTTTGAGGAGCAAGTATCTGGTGATGATGCTGGAATACTTATTGCTATTGCATATCTTGAAAGCAAGTTTAAACATGGTATCGATGGAGATACAGACCCTAATGATAAAGGTTTGTGGCAGATAAACCCACCACAGTTTTTTAAAGGACAAGAACCAGACAATATGGTAAAAAAATTCTATGCAGAACAAGGCGAAGTTTTATCATTAGATGAGTTTACAAATAAGGTTAAGTACGACATAAAGTATGCAACAAAGTTTGCAGTACACATAATGGATTACAGAAGAAAGAACCCTAAGTCTTATGGACCAGACCCTTTCGATGCTTGGACAACTTATAAAGAATACATAAAACCAAACATGAAAAATAAACCAAACATGAAAAATCTAGGAGCAACAGATACATTAGTATTTAAGAATGGATTAGATGCAGAGATTACAGAAGCTATAGGTTATATAAAAAATTACAACGATATAGACTTTGCTGATACTACACCTACTACATCTAGTACCACTACATCTAGTACTACTACAGTACCTCCTACTACAACAACTACTATGCCTAAAGATACTTCAATAGATACAACATCTAGAAGTCAAGGTGTAACAAATATGTTTGGTCAACCAACTGTAGATGATTTTAAAAGTAAGACAAGAGCACAAATGATAAGGTTGCTTGAAGCATCTGTTAATGAA